TGCTTACTGGGTAGAAATACCCAGTGAGTTTTAACCCATAACCAGAGGATTACAATGTTTGAAATAATATTTGTTTTAGTAATATTTAACTTAATACTAATAAATCATGGATAATGTTAGTGAGTTTTTATATCACACACCATGCGATGAGTGTGGCTCAAGCGATGCAAATTCTTTGTATTCAGATGGGCACACTTTTTGCTTTTCATGTAACACAACTAAAAGAGGACTTGACGATATGCAGCCAATACAAAAAGAAGTTAGTAAAGATTTTATCACAGGTAATATCGCAGAGTTATCAAAAAGAAAAATAGATTTAAACACAGTACAAAAATTCAATTACCAAACTGGTAGTTACTTTGGCAGACCTTGCCAGATAGCAAATTACTACGACAAAGATAAAACTTTAGTCGCACAAAAATTAAGATTCCCAGATAAAACATTTCAATGGCTGGGCAATGCAAAAGAATCAGGATTGTTTGGACAGCACCTATGGCGTGACAAAGGTAAAATGATTGTCATTACAGAAGGTGAAATAGATGCCTTAACAGTTAGTAAATTAAATTCAAACAAATTCCCTACAGTAAGTATTAAGACAGGTGCAGCAGGAGCTAAAAAAGATATTCAAAAAGAACTTGAGTGGCTTGAAGGTTTTGAATCTGTTGTCTTAATGTTTGACCAAGACGATGCAGGACAAAAAGCAGCAGTAGAATGTGCTAAACTATTCTCACCAAACAAATGTAAGATAGCAACGTTACCTTTAAAAGATGCTAATGAAATGTTGTTAGCAGGTAAAACAGCAGAGCTTACTAATTGTATGTGGAGTGCAAAAGCTTACAGGCCTGATGGTATTATATTGGGTGCTGACATGTGGAAAGAAATAAAAGCAGAAGACAAAACAGTTAGCGTACCTTACCCGTTTGAATGTCTTAATACTAAGACACATGGATTGCGTAAAGGTGAGCTTGTTACAATTACCGCAGGAAGTGGAGTTGGCAAATCAAGTTTTTGTAGACACATAGCCTTACACTTGCTTCAAAAAGATTACACCGTAGGTTACATAGCCTTAGAAGAAACAGTTAAGAGAAGTGCTTTAGGTATCATGGGTGTTGAGCTCAAGAAGCCTTTGCATTTAACCAGAGAGGGCGTTAATGAACAACAACTACAGGAGACTTTTAAATCAACTGTTGGTAATGGGAAGTTTTATTTATATAATCACTTTGGTTCTACAGTAGCTGACAATTTACTTTCAAAAATTAGATACATGGCGAAAGCTTGCAGTGTTGATTTTGTGGTTCTTGACCACTTACACATGGCATTATCAGCTTTAGGCGATGAGCACACAAATGATGAGCGTAAGCTTATTGATTATTTTGTATCTAAACTTAGAGCTTTAGTTGAAGAGACTGGTATTGGGTTACTGTTAGTATCTCATTTGTCCAGAACTAAAGATGGTAACAAAGGTTATGAAGATGGAGTGCAGGTGTCTATGAACAGTCTTAGAGGCTCTCAATCCATTGCTCAACTTAGCGACATGGTCATTAGTTTGTCCAGAGATTTGCAAGCTGAGAATAACATAGCACAAGTAAACGTTTTAAAAAATAGATTTAGTGGTGAAACTGGTAAAGCATGTGATTTGCATTACGATTTAGCTACTGGATGTTTAACCGAAACAATGACAGGAGTGAATAATGACTTTGCGTAGACAAGAAATTAAAGACAAAATAGAAGCAATGAGCTGGACAGAATATGTCATAACTCATTTGTTAAAAGCTAAACTACAGCCAGAAAAAACTATAGCTGTTTTAGTTCCTGATGAAAAAACAAAAAAATTTATTGACAGAGCTATTTCTGAATTGTGTGAGCAATCATATGAAGCTTGGCAATTAGAAACAAAAATAGCAACTAAACATTAATGCCTAAACAAAAATTAAGTCTCCCTATTGTTCTTGGGGGCGTAAAATACTTTAAGTATATTATAGTGTGGGAAGATATTGTTGGAGATTCTACTATTGCAGATTTTAACGGTTTAGAATGTGCCACAATATATACCGAAGCTTACATTTACAAAAAAACAAAAGACTACGTTTATTCTTTTGCAAGTTACGATAAAAAAGATGTTTCTTTTGGTGACAGAAATGTTTACCCAAGAAGTATTATTAAATCATTAAAAAGGATATAACATGAGATATGTATTTGACATTGAGACCGATGGATTTTTAGATGTTGTGTCTAAAGTTCATTGTATTGTTTTAAAAGATATAGACACTAACGAAGTTTTATTATTATCAGTTGATGAAGCTGTTAAAAAACTTTCAAAAGCTAAATTACTTATTGGTCACAATATTATTAAATATGATATTCCAGTATTAAAAAAGTTGTTTGTTAATTTTGTACATTTTAAAGCAGAGATATTTGACACACTTGTAGCAACTAGATTGTTATATCCAGATGTTAAAGAAAAAGATTTTCAAAGAAAAGATTTTCCTAGAGATTATATTGGTAGACACAGTTTAAAAGCTTGGGGCAATAGAATAGGAACTTACAAAGCACAATTTGATACTGACTGGAAAGAATACACACCAGAGATGCGTGATTACTGCGTGCAAGATGTTGAAGTAACTCACAGTCTTTACAACATGATTGAGACAAAAGGTTATTCAAAAGCTGCTATGCAATTAGAACATGATGTTGCTTCTTTAATTTACAAACAAGAAACTTACGGTTTTACTTTTAATGTTGAAGATGCACAAAAATTATATTCTAAATTAAATGAGAGAAGAATTGAAATAGAAGATGAGTTACAAAAATTGTTTCCACCTGAAATAGTTAAGACACCTTTTATTCCAAAAGTTAATAACAAAGCTAGAGGATATGTTAAGGGTGAAGTGTTTTATAAAGAGAACACAGTTGTATTTAATCCATCAAGCAGACACCATATTGGCAATAAATTAATTACTAAATACAGTTGGAAACCCACAGAATATACAGATGATGGTAAACCAAAATTAGATGAAACTATTTTAGCAGCACTACCATATCCAGAAGCTAAAATATTATGTGAACATTTTTTACTTGATAAAAGAATTGCACAACTTGCAACAGGAGCTCAAGCTTGGTTAAAGCACGAGAAAAATTGGCGTATACATGGAACATGTAATACCAATTCAACTGTTACAGCTAGGGCTACTCATTCATACCCCAACATGGCACAAGTGCCTAGCGTTGGCGTGCCTTTTGGCAAAGAATGCAGAGCCTTATTTACAGTTCCAGCAGGAAAAAAACTTGTAGGCGTTGATGTCTCAGGTTTAGAGGTGAGGATGTTGGCTCACTACATGGCTAGGTACGACAATGGAGACTATGCTAAAATTGTGTTAAACGGTGATATACATACTGAAACACAAACACTAGCAGGTTTAGATTCCAGAGACCTAGCCAAAAGATTTTACTACTGTTTTTTATATGGCGGTGGTGTAAATAAAATTGCGTCTGTTACTAATAAAACTGTTGCAGCGGCTTCCAAAATTAAAAAGAGATTTTTAAATGGATTGCCTGCACTAAACAAATTGATAACAGATGTTCAAAAAGTTGCAGAGAAGGGTTATTTGATTGGTCTTGATAAAAGAAAAATTAGAGTACGCTCTTCTCATGCAGCTCTTAATACTTTATTACAATCTGGTGGAGCTATTGTATGTAAACAATGGCTTGTTGAATTTAATAAAGCAATACAAGCGTATACAGATGTGCACCAAGTTGTTTGGGTACATGATGAAATACAAATTGAGTGTCCTGAAAAAGATGCTGATACAATCGGTAAGTTAGCTGTCGAATCTATCCAACGAACTGGCGAACTATTTAATCTAAGGCTTCCTCTAACAGGGGAATACAAAATAGGAAACAATTGGAGTGAGACACATTAATGAGCAAAGCTAATAAAAAATTTGATATTGATTTAAAATACGGACAGGAAAGAGAGAGGCGAGTTGAGAAAATAATTACAGAAGGAAAACTAGAAGTTAAAACGGAACGTGATTGGTGGCAGAAAACTAATAACATTGCAATTGAAATTGAATCTTATGGTAAGCCTTCAGGAATTATGGCAACTGAGGCTAAATACTGGGTTCATATTTTAGCTGATGGTGAAAAAGATTATTGCAGATTAATTTTTGATACCAAAACAGTTAAGCGTTTAACAAAAAAGTACATCAAGAATATTAAAAATGGTGGTGATGGGTGGAAAAGTAAATTTGTACTCATACCATTATCTGAAATATTTTTGGCAAAAAATTTAAAGTAAATTATAGGAAAGGAAAATAGTATATGGCTAAGAAAAAAGTATTGTTAATTGATGGTGATATTTTAATATATAAAATTGCTACTATGAATGAGATAGACACGCATTGGGGTGACGGTTTATGGACTTTACATTGTGATGCAAAGGTTTGTATGGATGATGTGTACGCTCAGATAGATGACTTGGGTTCACAACTTGAAGCAGATGATTATGTTGTGGCCTTAACTGATAAGAACAATTTTAGAAAAGATGTTCTACCAACTTATAAAGCAAATCGTAAACTAAAAAGAAAACCTATGGTGTTAAATGCGTTGCGTGATTACGTAATGAAAAACCACAACGGTGTTATCTATAAAAACTTAGAAGCTGACGATGTCTTAGGCATTATGGCCACTGAACCTACAAAAGAAGAACGTATTATTGTGTCTATTGATAAAGACCTTAAACAAATACCTTCTTTATTGTCTGTTGATGGACATGTTGTCACAGAAACACCTAAAAGATTAGCTGATTATTGGTTCATGTTACAAACAATGGCTGGTGATGCTGTTGATGGCTACACTGGTATACCTAGTGTTGGTATTAAAACTGCTGAGAAGTTAATAAGCAAGTACACTAATGTACCCATCTTAGACCTATGGAAGATTGTTGTAGGACTGTTTAAAGACAAGGGATATACTGAAGCTGAGGCTTTACAACAAGCAAGAGTTGCAAGGATTCTTAGACACGGGGAATATAACAAAACTACAGGAGAAGTAAAACTATGGATGCAATAAAAAAGCCTAAGCATTATTCTATGGCAATAGAACCCGCCACTTTTATAATGAAAAACAACATTGCTTATGCAGAAGGCAATGTTATTAAGTATATTTGTCGTTGGAAAACTAAACATTTAGCAGCTGAAAAACAATTGGAAGATTTGAAAAAAGCAAAACAATACATTGATATGATTATTGCTTCAGAGTTTCCAGAGCCTAGTCAATTCACACTTAACTACGAACCAGAAAAAGAATATTCAGTATTTGGAACAAAAATATAATGATATTACAACACAACCATTTAATAGTAAGAGCTGAAGTAACTCAGCCACCTAAAAGTATAGAAGAAGTAACTAAATGGGTTACAGAATTAGTAACTAAAATTAAAATGAAGTTACTTGGTGAGCCTCAAGCCTATTATGTAAATAAAAAAGGAAACAAAGGGGCTACTTGTGTCGCTGTTATTGAAACATCACACATAGCACTTCATGTATGGGATGAAAAAAATCCTTCAATGTTACAACTAGATGTTTATACTTGTGGTGATATGCATGAAGATAAAATCTTTAAACATTTAGAACAATTTAAACCAACTAAAGTGCAGTACAAAATATTAGACAGAGACAGAAGTTTAATTACTGTACCGCAAATGTCTGATTTAGCTTACTCAACAGCTTCAGCATTAGAAAGTATTAAAAATGGAGTATAGCAGAGATAATTTATTAACAGACTTTGGCAAGAAAACATTACAAGATAGATATTTATTACCAGAAGAAACTTCACCACAAGATGCGTTTATGAGAGCAGCAAAAGCTTTTTCTGACAACGATGAAATGGCTGAGAGAATTTATAACTACGCATCTAAATTGTGGTTTATGTTTTCTACGCCTATTTTATCTAACGGTGGAACTAAACGTGGCATGCCTATCTCATGTTTTTTAAATTATGTTGGAGATAGTAGAGAAGGTTTAACAGGTCATTACACAGAGAACGCATGGCTTGCTTCTGTTGGTGGTGGCATTGGTGGTTACTGGGGACATGTACGTTCCGATGGGACAGCTACTTCAGGTGGAAGCCAAAGCTCAGGCACAATTCCTTTTATGCATGTAGTTGACTCTGAGATACTAGCATTCTCTCAAGGTAAAACTAGAAGAGGAAGTTATGCATCTTACATAGACATCTCACATCCTGAGATTATAGAATTTACTGAAATGAGAAAACCTACAGGTGGAGATTCTCATAGAAAAAATCTTAACTTACATCACGGTGTAAATGTTACTAATGATTTTATGGAACTAATAGACAAGTGTATTCAAAACCCTACTCAAGATGATAGTTGGAATTTAATTGACCCACATACAAAAGAAATAGTTAGAACTGTATCAGCTAGAGACTTGTGGTTAAAGATATTAGAAACAAGAGTTACTACTGGTGAACCTTACATTTCTTTTATTGATACTATTAATGAAGCGCTTCCACAAACACAAAAAGATTTAGGATTAAAAGTTCATCACTCTAATTTATGTAGTGAAATAACTTTACCTACTAGCGAAAACAGAACAGCGGTTTGTTGTTTGTCTAGTGTTAACATTGAAAAATATGATGAGTGGAAAAAAGATGCTTTGTTTATTCCTGATTTAATTAGATTTTTAGATAACGTACTACAACATTTTATTGAGCACGCTCCTGAAGAATTATTTAGAGCCAAGTTCAGTGCGGTAAGTGAAAGAAGTCTTGGCTTAGGTGCTATGGGTTTTCATTCATACTTACAATCTAAGAACATACCTTTTGAATCAGCTTTAGCTAAGTCTTTAAACATGCAAATATTTAAAAAGTTAAAGACAGAAGCTGTTGAAGAAAGCAAAAGACTTGCAGTTAAAAGAGGAGAAGCTCCTGACATGGAACACACAGGGATGCGTAATGCACACTTGTTAGCCATTGCACCAAACGCTTCTTCATCTATTATATGTGGAACAACTTCACCTTCAGTAGAACCGTACAGAGCAAATGCATACGTGCAAAAAACTATGTCTGGTTCATTCTTGGTAAAGAACAAATATTTAGAACAACTATTAGAAAAGAAAGGATTAAATAATGATGATATATGGACATCCATTGTCGCTAAAAGAGGCTCGGTTATGCATCTCGAAGATTTGTCAGAGCATGAGAAAGATGTTTTCAAAACTGCTATTGAAATAAATCAACAGTGGGTAATTGAACATGCAGCAGATAGGCAACAATACATTTGTCAAAGTCAAAGCATAAATATATTTGTGCCTGCTGATGTTAACATTAAAGAGTTGCACAACATGCATATGTTAGCTTGGAAAAAGAAATTAAAAACATTGTACTACTGTCGTTCTGAAGCAATCAAAAGAGCAGAGCTAGTATCATTAAAAGTAGAACGAACAATAATAGCTGAAGCAGATAGCTGCTTGGCATGCGAAGGATAATATGGGGTTTAAAGATTACAAAATAAGAGGTGATAAATTAATACCTAATGATGCATACCGTAAAGGATGGAATGAAATCTTTGGTAAAAAGAAAAAAGAAAAATCAGAAACACAAAAAATAATACAAAAAGAAAACGAAGAATATCTAAAAGAGATAGAACCATTATTTAAAGGGGACAATTAACATGAGTTTATTTAAAGAAAGAACACACTACAAACCGTTTGAATATGACTGGGCTTTTGAAGCTTACGAAATGCAACAGAAAATGCATTGGTTACCAAGTGAAGTTCCATTACACGAAGATGTTAGAGATTGGAATGAAAGATTAACTAAAGAAGAAAAGAATTTAATAAATCAAATACTAAAATTCTTTACTCAAGGTGATGTAGATATTGCGCAAGCTTATTTAGATAAATACATACCTAAATTTAAACCACCTGAAATTAGAATGATGCTATCAGCTATAGCAACTTCTGAAGCAAATCATGCACACAGTTATTCATTACTTAATGATACTATTGGTTTACCTGATAGTGAGTACAAAGCATTTCAAGATTATAAAGAAATGGCTGACAAACATACTTATCTTTTTAAATCTAAAGGACAAGGATTAGATGGTCTTGCAAGAGAGATGGCTTGTTTCTCAGCATTTGGTGAAGGACTTCAATTGTTTGCATCATTTGTTATGCTTCTTAACTTTCAAAGATTTGGAAGAATGAAGGGGATGTGCCAGATTGTTACTTGGTCTATCAGAGATGAGACGCACCACGTAGAAAACATGATTAAATTATTTCATGCTTTAATAAAACAACACCCTGAGATTTGGACAGAAAAATTTAAGGCAAGTATCTACCAGACTTGTAGAGATATGGTAGACTTAGAAGATAGGTTTATTGATTTAGCTTTTGAGATGGGTGGTATTAGAGGATTAAAAGCAGAAGAGGTTAAACAATACATACGTTACATTGCTGACAGAAGATTGTTACAATTGTCTTTAAAACCTAATTATGGTGTCAAAGATAACCCATTATCATGGCTTGATTGGGTGTTAAATGGCGTAGAACATGCCAACTTCTTTGAAAACAGAGCCACAGAATACAACAAAGGAACTATTACAGGGAGCTTGTGGGACTAAAGTACCCTTTTTAGAAGAATAAATTATGAATGATTTAGACGATTTAGTTTTACCCGCTAATGTTAATGATTTAATTAAGTTATTAACGGAAGTATATCCAGAGAAATCTCCTAGAATACACGAGAAACCTGAGGATTTGTACTTTAGAGCAGGGCAAGCAGATGTAATTAATTTCATTTTAACCTTAAAAGAAAGAGCGGAAAATAAATAAATGTGTTTACCATCACCAAAAGTACCTGAGGTAAAAGAAGCGCCAGCACCAGTGCCAACATCTCCAATAGGAGAATCTGTAGCACCTACAGTTAAAACTGGATTGGACACGGAGAGCGAACAGCAGAAAAAAACTAAGTCCAGAAAACGTGGGACTTCAGCTTTACAAACTACTTCTGGCTTAAATATACCTACAACTTCTGGTTTAAATATATCATAATATGATGTATGACAACAGCAGGCTGTTACAACACACCGCTAAAGAACGTTACGAATCACAAAAAGAAAATAGAGAACACTTTTTAGATAGAGCTCAAGAATGTAGTGAGCTTACTATTCCATCACTATTACCACCAGATGGTTTTCATGTCTCTACAGATTTATACAATCCCTTCCAGTCAGTAGGAGCAAGAGGTGTTAACAACCTAGCTTCCAAACTGCTATTATTATTACTCCCCCCTAACTCACCATTTTTCAGACTATCTATAGCAGGAGATGCTAAAAAAGATTTACAAGAACAAAAAGAATTAAAATCAGAAATTGAAAAATCACTAGCAACTATTGAAAGAGCAGTGTCAAATAAAATTGAACATCTAGCTTTAAGAGTTTCTGTGTTTGAAGCACTTAAACATTTGATTGTAGCTGGTAATGTTCTTACCTACCTTCCTAAAAAAGGTTCAATGAGAGTTTACCCTCTTACAAATTACATATGTAAAAGAGATGAATCTGGAGATGTAATAGAAATTATAATTAAAGAAACTGTAACACCTGTTAACTTGAGTGAAGAAGTTAGAAAACTTTTAGCAATTGATGCAGATTACAAATCTGACAAAGACGTTGATATTTACACACACGTTTATAAATTAAACAAAGACGAATACTATTCATGCCAAGAAGTTAGAGGAATTAAAATTCCAGAATCTATTGGTAATTACAAAGTAGAAAACTTTCCATATCAAGCATTAAGAATGATAAGAGTTGACAACGAAAGTTATGGAAGAAGTTATGTGGAAGAATTTTTAGGAGATTTAAAATCACTAGAAGGTTTATCACAAGCACTTGTTGAAAGTGCAGCGGCATCTTCTAAAGTTGTATTTATGGTTAAACCAAATTCAGTTACTAGAAAAAAAGATTTAGCTAACACAAGAAATGGTGACATCATTACTGGTAGTGCAGATGACGTAGCAGTATTACAAGCACAAAAACAATATGATTTACAAGTAGTTGAAAGAAGTATTGGCAAGCTTGAAGAAAGAATGTCTTATGCATTTCTATTAAACACGGCTATTCAAAGAGATGCTGAAAGAGTTACAGCTCAAGAAATAAGATACATGGCTCAGCAATTAGAAACTGCAATGGGTGGTATCTATTCATTACTATCACAAGAATTTCAATTACCTTTAGTTACCATTTTAATGAAACGTATGTCTCAAGCTAAAGAGATACCTTCATTACCAAAAGGCTCTGTAGAACCTACAATTATTACAGGTGTGGAAGCTTTAGGTAGAGGTAATGACTTACAAAAATTAAGAGAATTTGTTGCTGAGATAGGAAACTTAGCGCAGATAAATCCTCAGATTGCGCAAGCATTAAACACTGATGATTTAGTAAAACGTATCGCAACAGGTCTTGGTATTGATACCGATGGTCTTGTTAAAACTCAAGAAGAGATGCAGCAAGAACAAGCGGCTCAAGAAGAGCAAATGCAAAACCAGCAGATGATGCAAATGGCTGAAAAAGCTGTAGCACCTGCGGTTAGTGGTGCGATGAAACAACAACAAGGACAATAATAAATGGTAGACAAAGTAGAAATAACAACAGAAGATACTGGTCTTGAAAAGCCAGTGGAACAAACAAACGAGACACAGTCAACACAAAGTAAACCTGAAGGTTTGCCTGAGAAATTCAATTCAGTTGAAGACTTAGCCAAATCCTATGCGGAATTAGAAAAGAAACTTGGTGGACAATCTCAAAAAGAAGTTGACCCTATTAACGAAGCTTCTTTAAAAGAACAACCTAAAGAAAACTTAGAAGTAAAACCTACGAACACTTTAGAAGTTGCCGAAAAAGCAGTTGAACAAGCTGGTTTAAATATGGAATCTTTGCAAAAAGAATATTCTGAAAAAGGTGAACTAGATGTTAAGTCTTACGAAGCTTTAGAAAAAGCAGGTATTACAAAAGACTACGTTAACAATTACATCGCAGGCCAACAAGCACTTGCAGAGCAAGCTTCTGTGGAAGTTAAAGCTACTGTTGGTGGTGATGAAGTGTATCAAGAAATGGTAGACTGGGCAGCAAGCAATATGACTGACGGTGAAAAATCAGCTTACAATAAAGCTGTTAACAGTTCCGATATGGACACAGTAAAATTAGCAGTCACAGCATTGCAAGGTCAATATCAGAGAGCTAATGGAACAGAGCCTACAAACGTTGCAGGCAGAGCTTCACCTACAAGTGAACAAGGTTATCAATCTTGGGCGCAAGTTACAGAAGCTATGGCTGACCCTAAGTATGCTAAAGATGTGGCGTACCAAGCTTCTGTTAAAGCTAAGTTAGCAAACAGTAATCTATAAAAAATTTGTCTTGTGGGAGAAATCCCACAGGTCAACATAGTTGTGCACCTTTATTAAGGGGCAACTGCCAAAACATAAATATTAAGTGTAATAACTTTACCGCTCGAGGGCGACAATCTAGGTAAAAACTGAAAGTTATGTAGAGGCTTTTATAAACAATAACAACAAAGGAAACCAATATGGCAAACGCAAGTCCTGTTTCACAGGGTCTAGTTAACGCTACTGGTACTGAAGATGCATTGTTTCTGAAAGTTTTTGCTGGAGAAGTTCTTACTTCTTTCGACAGAGCTTCAGTAACTGCTGGCGCTGAAATGGTTAGAAGTATATCTTCTGGCAAATCAGCAACTTTCCCTGTAATGGGTAGAGTTGGCGCTGCATATCACGTAGCAGGAGCGGAAATAACTGGCTCAGATGTGAACCACAACGAAAAGGTTATTACAATTAATGACCTACTATTATCTTCTGTGTTCTTATCGAACATCGAAGAAGCTAAAAACCACTGGGATGTAAGAAGTGCATATTCTACTGAAATCGGTAGAGCACTAGCTTTTCAAAAAGATAAGCATATCTTACAAACTATTGGCCAAGCATCTCAAGCATCAGCAAACGTAGGCGATTCAGGCTACGGAGCTGGTACAACTGTAACAAATACTGGTATCGCTAGTGCAACTGCTGCTACAGCAGCTAATGCTACTATTGATGCTTTATTTGATGCAGCTAAAGCTTTAGACGCTAACTACGTACCAAAAGAAGGTAGAAAAGCTTTCATTAGATTGGAAGAATACTACAAGCTTGCTAACGGTACAAATGTAACTAACGTTGACTTCTCAGGTCAAGGTTCGATTGCTGAAGGTAAAGTAGTTAAAGTAGCTGGAATTGAATTAATTCCAACTGCTCACTTTATTGATGGCAACATTGCAGCAGCTGATGACACTACACCGTCTTCAGGAAAGTCAGCAACTATTGCTGACCCTCAAGCAGTTAACTTAACAAACTACGTTGCTTTGGTATCTCATCCAAGTGCAGCTGGTACTGTTAAATTGATGGACTTAGCTGTCGAATCTGAATACGACATCAGAAGACAAGGTACATTAATGGTAGCTAAATATGCTATGGGTCACGGAGTATTGAGACCTGAAGCAGCAGTAGGTATCAAAGAGGCATAAGCCTTTTAGTATCAATTAGACGGGGGGGATTAAAGTCCCCCTCTTCTATAAGTTTCATTTAAAATATTTAGGAGATTATGACTACACAAATTACACCAACAACCGAGTTACAAGCAGTTAACATAATGCTATCAGGCATTGGAGAAGCACCTGTAAACTCTATAACAGGCACAACTTCTGTTGACGTATCTGTAGCAAAAAATATTTTAGATGAAACTTCCATGTCTATTCAATCTATTGGATGGCATTTCAACACTCAAACCAATTACACATCTTTGGCACTCGACCAAAATAATAAAATTCCCTTACCCTCTAACTGCGTTAAAGTTGACGCTAGTAAAGATTTTAGACACATTAACATTACTTTAAGAAATGGTTATTTATACGATTTAGAAAAACACACAGACATTTTTAGCACTACACCTTCTGTTGACATGGTTCTTGTACAACAATTTGAACAGTTACCAGAATATGCTAGACAATACATTACAGCTAAAGCATCAAGAAGATTTGCTTCAAGATTTATTGGAGATAAAGCTATTGTTGAGTTACTTACAGCAGATGAGAATGAGGCTTTAATGTCTTTTCATCAAGCAGATAGTCAAGAAGCTGATGTTAACATGCTAGAAGGTGATTCAAATACTTACTCAATTATTAACAGACCTACTAGAAGGACTTACTAATGGGTGCAGTTGTTTCACAAAGTATTCCAAACTTTTTGAATGGTATATCTCAACAAACACCTACACAAAGAAGTGTTAATCAAGGTGAAGAACAGATAAATTTACAAAACAATATTGTAGATGGATTGTCTAAAAGACCACCATTTGAATACCTTGCAACTTTAGATGCTACTAACGCATATCCTAACACTACAAAATTTTGGAGCATTCAAAGAGATAAAACAAATCAATACTTAGTAGCTTTTTACAATGGTGGTGTTAAAGTTTGGGACACAGCAGGGAATGCAAAAGCTGTCACCATAGCAAGTGGTTCTAGTTACTTGACATCTACAAATCCTATATCAGATTTTAGAATGGTTAACATTGCTGATTACACTTTTCTTGCAAATAATTCTGTAACAGTTACTGCTGACACAAATACAAGTCCAGCTAAAATAGAAGAATTTTTTGTTAATGTTATTTTAACTAACTACGGAAGAGAATACACTATTGAATTAGACCACCCAGATATGTCTTTTCCTTTAAAAGTTTCACTGCAATTACCTTCAGGTTCTAATGCAACACATGATTCTGCTTTTAGAGATACAACACATGTTGCTGATATTTTATTTAAAGGAACATCTAGCTCATATTGGAATGGTTCATCAGATGCCGAATTTAATGTTTACAGAACTGACACAGGAGCTAGCGTATCAACTACACAAGGATTAAGCAACTATTCAGGATTTACAGACCATTTTACTTTTACATTGTACCCTTCGGTTATCTATGGAAAACCCACAGATGGTGATGCTGATTACACAGTAGAAACAAGTGACGGCTCAGGTAACACTGGAATGTATTCTGTTAGAGATGAGATTCAAGATTTTACTAAACTACCTTTTCATGCCAACGCAACTTCAAAAATAAAAATAACAGGTCAAGAAGCTGATAGATTAGGTGATTACTGGGTAGAATATGTAAGTGATGGTGTTTGGGAAGAGTGTATAGCTCCCGCTGTTAGCGCTGGTTTAAATAACGCTACAATGCCGCATGCATTAATAAATAATAATGATGGCACATTTACTTTTCAAGAACTAGATTGGAATGACAGAACTGTTGGAGATGGTATTTCAAATCCAAACCCAACTTTTGTAGGTAACAAAATAAACAACCTTACATTTCACGAAAACCGTTTAGGTATTTTAGCTTTAGATAATATTATTTTTAGTGAAAATGCAGAATTTTTTAATTTCTTTCAGAAAACAGTTACACAAGTTTTAGACACAGCACCTATTGATATAGCTGCATCAGGAACTACCGTAAGTGTTTTATATGATACCATTTCTTTTAACGAAACTTTATTAGTTTTTTCTGAAAAATCACAGTTTAAATTAGGTAATGTTGGAGAATCTTTATCACCAACAACCGCAATATTAAATGAAGTTTCTTCTTTTGAACATGATAGAGCAGTCAAACCAGTTTCAGCTGGTAAGTTTGCTTATTTTGCTCAAGCAAGAAACGACAACACAGCTGTTAGAGAATACTTTGCTGATGATGATACGTTAACAAATGATGGATTAGATATTACTGTTTCAGTGCAAAATCTAATACCTACAAACGTTCATCAATTAATTAGTAACACAACTGAAGATACACTTATTGCTTTAGCTAGCGATGCCGCAGACACACAAGTTGCACCCTATGTAGCTGGTGCTGATGTAACTTCTACTAATGCAGGAACAATGTTTATTTATAAATATTTCTTTGATGGTGGAGAGAAAGTGCAAACTGCTTGGTCTAAATGGACTTTTCCAAATTCTAAAATATTAGGTGGAATGACATTTGAAAGTTTTGTTTATTTAATGGTAGTAGAAGGACAAACTACTAAATTAATAAGAGTAGATTTAAGAAATTTAAAAGATGCCACACTTGGTTTTAATCCTTATTTAGATTTAAGAACTTCAGTTACAGGAACATACAATGCAGGAACAAACCTTACAACGTTTACATCTCCATATGGAGCAAAGACAGGTTTAATTGCTATTGATAAAACTAATGGTAATAATTATTCAGTAACAAATACAGCAGGGTCTACATACACACTAGAAGGAAACCACACAGCTTTATTTATTGGTGTCCCATTTGAATCTACATACAGATTATCTACACAATATGTTAGAGAAAATACTGGAAGAGGTTTAATAGCTGTTACTTCAGGTCGTTATCAGATTAGAAACATATCTTTTAATTATAAAGATTCAGGATATTTTCAAATAGAAGTTACACCATCAGGAAGAAACACAAGTTATTCAATTATGAATGGCTATGTTATTGGAACAGCTACAAGTAAAGTAGGTGTCCCAGCAATTAGCTCAGGAACTTTAAGAGCACCTGTGGCCAGTAAAAACACAGACGTTATAATTGATATAAAAAGTAGTTCACATTTACCGTTGTACATTGCAAGTGCAGAAGTAGAAGGCTACTATCACATACGTTCAAACAGGATTTAATATGACAGCATCAGCTTATGTAAGACCCGCTATACTAAAAGATACTTTAGAATTAGCACCAAAAATACGAAAAACAGACAGAGAAGAAATAAGAGCTTCGAACAATTCTTCACCATTGAAAGCTTTGGTGAGTGCATTTACTATAGAAAATAGTAGAATTTATTCTGTTATTAAGGCTGAAGACAAGTCTGTAATAGGAATGTTTGGGTCTTGTCCTTGTGGTGACCCCGATTATGGTGTTGCTTGGATGTTATCTAGTGATGATTTGTTTAAACATACTAAACAATTTATTAAAGAATGTCCCCATTGGATAAATGAAATGGGAATAGGGTATAAATATCTATATAATTTTGTAGATAAAAGAAATTGGAAGTCACTTAAATGGCTTCAATATTTAAAGTTTGAACCAAAAACTGAAATAGGAGATTATGGATTTGAAAAAATTCCATTTTTATTAATGATAAAAGAGGTAAATAAATAATGTGTGACCCAGTTACTATTGCCATAGTCGGTCTAAAAGTAATGACAACTATGGACGAACACAAGAGCGCTAAAGCAGTAGCACAAGCAAAACAAAGAGCTAATGAACGGACAAGAAGAAATTCTGACCAAGCATACCTTAATGATATTTCTAAAATTGATAGTGAAGCAGTGTCTGCATCAAGAGAAAAAGCAGCAGCTTTGTTTGACGCTAATAGAAAAGCTGAAGCTGCCGAATCAAAAGCAATAAATTTAAACGCTGGTAACGCTGATAAAATAATACAAGACATGGCTGGAACTAGGGATTTACAATTTTTTGATGTTACCAGAGATTACGAAACAGATATATTTAAATTAAGTGGACAAAAAACAGATGCATACGCAGCGCAACAACGAAGATACAACAGTATTGCACCTGTAATAATGCCAAGTAGCACTGGAGCAATGTTAAAAATAGGAACACAAGTAGCTGGCGGTTTTCAAACATCCCTAGCTAGAACACCTTCTTCAACACCAGACAGAAGTCTTTATCCAAACCCTAAACCTAACGCAGATATATAATTATGGCATATAAATCAAGAGTAACAAATAAATACATGGGTTCATCTTTTGCTGGGCAAGTAGCATCTTCAAACAAAAGTTCAACTACAGATTTAATAAACACATTACAAAAAGAAGTTAACCCTGCTTTAGCAAAAATTGCTGACCAGTATGTTGAAACTAAAAAAGATACTGCTAAAGAAAAGATTAATCAATTATTTTTAACTAAAGATTCTAAAACAGTTCAACAAGAAATATTAGCTGGTAAACATCCAGAGTTAAGTAACGCATATGTTTCAAAAGTTGTCGATTTGCATTCTGGTAAAAAAGCTGCTGTTGAAACAATGGCAAAAATAGCAAAAAACATAGATTCATACGACATTGAAAATGAAAATTTACCAGCATTTTACAAACAATTTTATCCTGAATTTAACCAACAAAGCAGTACATATGCGCTAGGTTTTGCCGCTGTTTTTAACCAATACAAAGCTAAAGCAGGTATTCAAGATGCAACTAAAAGAGCTGAACTAGCAAAACAAAAAAGATTTGATAGCATTTCTAGTGTCCTTGATTCTGTGTCAAACGCTGAAGAATACCACAAACAAGCAAATAGTTACATTGTTCAAGTACCACCTGAAGAAGGTAGTAACAAAACTAGATACCTTAATTCACCTTCTGAAATGAATGAATATGTTTTACAAAATTTAACAAACAGTATTGCTACAGCAACTGACACACAACAACTAGGAAGAATTGAAGATATTATTAATGCTGATAGAGGTGTTGGAAAAGGTGGTAATAAATTAGGTTCAATATCTAGCAATAAAACAAACCCCAAACATGCTAAATTAATTTCAGATTGGAATACTAAATATAGAGCACTATCTGCTTTTCAAGTTGCAAACAAAACTAGAAAAGACAATGAAAAGAAAAGTAGTTATTTACAAAGTATATTTGCTGCTGACAGAGAAACAGTTGAAGGTGAGCAAGAATATCAAAACTTAAAAGCAGCAGCGTTAAAAGAATATCCATCATTAGCAGTTACACTTAACAGTATTACTAAAAACACAGCAGAAATAAATGAAGATAAAGGTGGGCTTTCTAATTTAAACATGGAAGTAATGACTGGTAAATGGAATAACAAAGAAGATGCATTAAGAACAGAATTGAGTAAATTTACAAACAGTCAAACGAGTGTTCAAGACACAATGAATAAATTAATGACATCTAAAAAATATGAAGCTAGTGGTTATTTACCG